GCACCAGGCCCTCGTGCTCGTCCCGACGCACGTTGGAGACCATCTTCTTGAACGCCTCGAAGACCTTGCGCTCCTTGGAGCCCGCAGGGGCGTCCATGTATGCGGCAGGGATGCGCGCCACCGGCATACCGGCGAGGTCACGCTCGACACCGATGGCCTCGAACTCCTCCAGGCGCTTCTTGAAGAACCAGGGCCGGTAGGACCGACGCAGGATCGACACGCCCTCGGGGTTGCCCTTGGAGGTGTCGGTGCGGAACAGCAGCGAGCGCTCGATGGGGATGACCACGGACTGGTACTGCGGCGGGCTCAGCTGGACCAGGCCCTTGATGCCGCCGTCCTCGTCGAAGATCCAGCGCAGCATCGTCTCCTGGGAGCGGATGGCGATCTTGCGCCAGCCGATGCGCCCGTCGGTGTACTTCGACTTCTTCTTCGGGTCGCGCTCCCACGGGCCGATGCGCTTCTTGTAGACGATCTCGTGCCAGGACCAGCCGTAGACCAGGCAGGTGAGGATGTCCGCGATCATGTCGTCCCACGTGTGCGACATGTCGTCCATGCACTGCTCCAGGAAGTCCTTGGCTTCCGTGGCCTCCGGAGTGTTGTCCGTGCCCTCCACCCGCCAGTCGACGTTGCGCAGCAGCTGGGTGATGGAGAACAGCAGCGACCCGACGATGGGGTCGTTGAGGGACATCTCCTGGAAGATCTTGACGGCCTTGCGGCCGCGGAGGGCAGGGAGGAACTCCTCGTCGACGATGCCCGCTGCGCGCTTGAGGCCCGTGACGCCCATCTCCTGGAGCGGAGAGGACTTGGGCTGGACCTCCAGGTCGGGGATCGCCACCTCGTCGTACCGGCTCAGGTCGTTACCCATGAAGCCGAAGTTCGGGTTAGGCATGGTGCTCCTCTCTGTGCTCCATCATCCAGACCTCGGCCAGTCAGCCCTCGTGACGGATCACCTTGAGCTTGATCCACCTGTGCGTGGGGTCGATGGAGACGTCGATGCTGTCCTTGGAGTCCAGGGACTCGATGGCTGAGGTGGCCAGCTCGATGTTGCCCCCAGAAGCGTCCACGGTGGCGATGAGGTAGCGCGAGAGGTCTGAGACCTGCTGGGTGAGCTGGTCGACCATGGAGCGCAGCATCTGCTTCTCGATGTCGGGGGTGTACTCCGCGATGGGCTCAGGGGTGCCGTAGTCGGGGATGTCCTGCGTCATGTGTCCTCCTCGGTACGTGAGAAGCCCCATCAGGGCGGGCGGCACCTGGTGGGGCTTCTCGATATCGAACATTCTAACGATGGCCAGCGATGGAGCTGTGGATCTTGAACCCGTACTCACCGAACTGGTGAGTGAGGATGGCCTGCTGCACGGAGTCGTAGTCCCCCTCCACCTTGTCGGCGTCGTACCGCTCGGCGTTGAGGTTCACCTCCACCACGCCGTAGCGGCCGTTGGCCTTCTGCACGATCATGTGGCACTGCTTGCTGGCCATCAGGACGCCTCCGTGAACTTGAAGTCGAGACCGCTGAACGTGATCGTCTTGTTCGCGTTGGTGGTGATCGTGGTGGAGTTGGGGACGAGCCCGCTGTGCAGGGACATCAGGACGGGCTTCTTGTCCGTCAGCTCCACCTTGTCGCCCTTGAGGATGCGCGTGGCGAGCTCCATCTGCTGAGGCGTGAAGTCCTCGATGTTCTTGTGGACGAACTTGAGGAACGCGTTCTTCTCGGTCATGCCACTCCAGCCTTCCTGTAGTTGTACTGCCTGAGCACCGCCGAAGCCAGCACCGCAGCGCCGTCCTCGTACTTGTGCTTCAGCTTGAAACGTGTGGTCTCGTTGGTCGCGTAGTCGAAGACCTCGACCTCGTACTCGTTGCGCTCGGTGAGCTCAGGGGTGAGCCTGCGCGCGGACCAGAAGAGGATGGGCTGCCGGTTGACCGAGACGTCACCGTGCAGAGCCATCGTGCTCCTCCTCGTACCTGTGCAGGCGGTCCTCCAGGTAGTACTTGGCGAGCTTGGACCGCAGGTCGCGGATGATCTCGCGCTGGTACTTGTTCACGCGACGGATCTTCACGTTGTCCCACAGCAGGATGAGCATCCCTGCTACGACGAGCACGACGGTGGCGATGTCCACCCAGGTGGCGAAGCTGGTCACAGCTTGTCCTCCGTCCACTCCTCGTCCTCGCAGTCGCACTCACCGCTGAGGCACTGCACCTGCTGCTCCAGCTTGGTGACCCGGCGCGACATGTACACCCCCTCCACGATGAAGGCGATGGCGGCGACCCAGAACAGGATGTCCAGCATCAGTGCATCCTCCCGATCATCTTGAAGCCCACGAGCTCGTTCTCCTGCCCGAGCATGGGCGAGTAGACCTTCTCGAAGCGGATGGACTCGACGTCCACCTTGAAGCCGTTCTCGGACGCGTAGTCGAACATCTGCTGCCAGACGTTGACCGGGCCGTCCATGGACTTGTCGAAGAACGTGTCGGAGTACTCGACCGTCAGCTCCTCGTCAGGGCCAGTCCACTCGCGGATGTCTGCCATGCTCAGCTCCTCACGTACAGGACGGTCTGGCCGTCCTCAGTGGCGATGGACGCGTCGTAGCCCTCGGCGTGCAGCTGACGGCGCAGGGAGCGGCACTCGGCCGCGGAGTAGGTGCGGAAGGCCAGCCAGCGCTTAGGGTGGCTCTGGGCGTACTCCGTGGCCTTGCGCATGAGAGGGCGGGCAGAGACCAGCGGAGGTCGCCCTGCGCGCGGGGGCTCGAAGTTCGCCCGCATCACCTCAGGCTCCTCGCTCATGTGCTCACTCCCTCCAGTACGGTCTTGGCCGTGCGGACGGCCTTGTTCAGTCGTTCGGTCTCCCAGCGCCACCTGGCGCGGTCCTGGAAGTACAGGACCTCCTGCATCAGGTACTGCGCGATGCCGTCGTCCTTGGTGCTGTAGCACTCCTTGGCCGCCTCGCGCATGAGCGTGATCTCGTCTGGCTTCACCTGAACTCCCCTCGCCGGATGCGGTCGATGAGCCCCTGGTAGACCGCGTAGACCACGGGGTTGCCCATGTCCTTGCGGGCCTCCAGGAAGGCTAGGAGCTTGGCCTCATCCACGGGTGTGCTCCCGGACCAGGTAGATGGCGCAGACGACGGCCAACAGCAGCCAGGCCAGTGGCCAGAAGAGCGTTGCGGCGATGACCGCGATGGCCAGGAGCGTGTAGTCCCAGTTCTGGTCTTCGACGTTGAGCCCAGCGAGGATGATGGCCACGACCAGAGTGATGGCCGCGCCACCGACGTAGATCCACATCACTCCTCCTCAGTCCTGGCGATGCTCAGGAGCTCGTCACGCGCCTGCTGAGCCATCTTGTTGCCCTGCTCCAGAGCGGTGGCGATACGGTTCAGCGCGCGCAGCAGCTCCCGCTCGTGGTCGAGGTTCTTCATCGGTCCTCCTCCGCCTCGTCGAAGCTGTCAGGCATGGACGGCGTGAGGTACATGCTGGTGATGCGCAGGGCGATCTCGAAGTCGTCCCCGCCCACGCGCCCCTCGACAAGCAGCTCCCCGTGCTCGGCCCCCATGAAGTTCACCATGTCGATGGATGCGCCCTGGTACTCCTGCCCCGGCTCGGTGAGCGCGGTGAGGATCTTCCTGGCGGCCTGGGACTCGTGCTCGTCCAGCTTTTTGGCCACCACGTCGTACTGCTCTGGCATGTCGGTCATGTCTGTTCCCTTCCCCTCGAACGTGTACACGATCCTAGCACATACAGAGCAGTAATGGCGCGACTTCTCTCGGGCGAATCGGCGTGTCTACGCAACAATCAGGGCACAAGAGAGCCCCTGCCTCTCCGGGGGAAGGTTGTAGCAGGGGCTCTCGGTTCACTCGGCAAAGAGATGAACGTGACCAGTCTACGGCACAACCGTGCCCGTGACACTGATGATGTCCACGTCGTCACTGGGCCTGGCAGTGAGCAGGTCAACCTTGAACTGCTCCGCGCCCAAGTACTCGTAGCAGGGCTCGTAGACGATCTTCAGGCTGTGGTTCACGACCACGTAGTAGGTGAACGTCATGGCTGCTCCTCAGGCTGGGTGACGTCTTCGGGCTCTGTGGGGTACACGGGCTCAGGGACCTGCTCGTCGCTCAGCCAGATCATCTCCTGGCGCACCACGCGCACGTCGTTGGTGGGGAACGCCTGGTGCTGGTAGCCCTGCACCATGCTGGCCTGCTCCACCGTGAGGAACGGCCCCTGGATGCTGTTGGCCGTGTAGTCCACGACCCAGTAGAAGTTCACGACAGCTCCTCGATGGTGTAGTGGTCGATGAGCGGGGGCTTGTCCCGCATGGGGTGGGTCTCGGTCTCAGTCCAGGGCTCACCCTTCATGTACGGGCTCTCAGCGATCCCGCCATCTGCGCCCCGCACCAGCGTGGTGATGACGACCTTGCGCTGTGTGGGCACGAGCCTGATCCCCGAGACGTCCATGGGATCGACCTTGAACTCCTTGCGCAGCCAGTCGAACAGCTGCTCTCGCTCCAGGTCGGTCATGAGCTGTGCCTGGGCGGGCAGCAGCACGTAGGTCCTCACGGAGCGTCCTCGATGCGCACCGTGGTCCAGTTCGCGCGCTCGTGCTTCTCCCAGGTCTCGTACACGCCCCGGAACTCCTCATCACTGAGCCGGTCGTACTGGCCCACGAGGATGGCCTCGATGATCGTGGAGAAGCCGCTGGGCCAGCGCGTGGATGCTTCCAGGGCACGGGCTGCGCGCATGCGGATCGTCTTCTCGGGGACCTGCTCGTACAGGATGTCGTCGGTGGCATCCTCGACGTTCGCCTCAGCCTTGTCCTCGTGGGCGTAGCCCGTCTTGGGCTCCAGCTCCTTGATGACGGTGCTCTGGGCCGCGATGTACGCCTGGGCGAGCATGAGCTCGTGGGTGAGGTGCTTGACCCGCTCCTGGTACGCCTCGATGACGGCGTTGGCCTCGATCTGCATGGGTGTGCTCCCTAGTTGGTGAGGTAGGACATGCCGGTGAACTCGATCACCGCTGCGCCCGTGGCGAACGGGCTCTTGAAGTGCACGGACAGCACGCCTGCGCTGGTGGCGTTGGACCAGCCCGTGAAGCCTCCTGTGGTGGCCACGGCGTTCATGTTCGAGTCGATGGGCGGACGGCACTCTGTGGGGATGGTGAGGATGGTCGTGGTCGCCCCCACAGTGAGCGTGCCTGAGGCCCTGCCCCGGAAGCGCACCTGGTTGCCGATCTTGCGCGCCTGCACCGTGGGGGCCTGGCCTGCTGCCGTGCTGGCTACCCATCCACTGGCGAGCGTGCAGTCCAGCCATCCCGTGTCGCTGGGTGTGCCCCCGTTGGCAGCCACGTAGGTCTCCACCCAGTCCTTGGTGGTGGCGTGCGTGGGCTGTGTGGGCGTGGGCACCTCGATGGTCCCCAGCACGTCGACATCCTGGAACGTAGCGCTGGTGGACACGCTGAACGTGCCCGTGACGTCCAGAGGCCCTGTGTGCTGCGTGCCTCCAGTGATGGTGATGAGCCCGCGTGTGCTCCCGCCCTGGAGCTGGATGCTCGCCCTGTTGGTCGCCCCGCTCTGCGTGCCCGAGACGATCTTGATCGCGCTCACCGTGGAGCCTGGGCCGATCTTGGGGGTGATGGTGCGCCCCGCCTTGTCGATCTCCAGGATCGTGTCCTTGGCCGCGTACTGCGTGTCTCCCTGGTTGGAGGTGCGCATCACCATCTGCGAGGACTTGGTGATGTTCTGTGGGTTGTAGTTGAACGAGGCCCTAGAACTCACACCGAGGGAGGCAGGCGCGTCAGGGTAGGTGTCGGTGTACGGGTCGTAGGTCTGCCGGTCGGTGATGATCAGCTCACCCACGGCCTGCACACCCTTCTGGATGTACTGCTGGGTGTCCGGGTAGGCACTGGTGGTGCTGAAGTCCGTGAGCTCGCGGTACTCCACCTGCCCGTCCAGGAAGCGGGACTTGGTGATGTACACCGAGGAGAACGAGCCCGTGTACAGCTCCATGCGGTCGAAGTACCACGGGGTGTACTCGTTGTCCGCAGTGAGCATCTCCAGCACCAGGCCACCCGAGGAGGGGCTGCTCGCCTGGTACACGCTCAGGCCAGTGTCGGGGTTCATGCTCAGGGAGTACCCCGGCACGAAGGGCTTGCCGCTCTCGGGCCAGTCGTAGTTCGCGTTCACCGTCACGGATGTCCCCGTGATGTCCGCGCCCAGGATGGTGGGGTCACGGATGACCACGCCGAGCAGCGCCTGGGTGTCGAAGTAGTTCTCAGCCACGGACGTTCCCGATGCGGGTGATGTTGCCCTTGCTCAGCGCCCACACTGCGCCGTCGGTCCACACGCCCTTGCGTGCTTCACCCCGCCAGCACTGGTAGTAGCCGAACCTGGGGTTGGTCTCGTGCAGCTTGCGCCACACGGTCTCGTCCCCGTAGATCACCTCGCCCACAGGCAGGGCTGCGAGCTCCTCACGAGTCATCATCACTTGTGCTCCACCTAGTAGGGAGGATCTCGTCTGTTACTGACGCGATTCTCGCGGATTGTGGCCCATTGCCTTGAGCTTGGCGGTCACTCCCTCGTTGAGCAGAGACTCACCCAGGCCCATGGCCTCCTGACCGCTCATGTAGATCTTGGTGAGGGCGTCGTCCTCACCGATCATGAGGATCACGATCTCCGGCTTCTCCTCATCGACTGCGACGCGTACCCGCTTCATGCCAGCCCCTCCTGTTCGCCTTCTGACGGATGCCAGCCTCGGTAGTGCCCAGGGTGCGGCCCAGGTCAGTGAAGGTCACCCCGTAGTCGATGGCGTCCCTCAGTGCTCGCTCCAGCTCGATGTTCGCGAGCTCCTCCGCAGAGGCTGCCTCGAACACCGCCTTGAGCTTGGCCTTGTACAGGCGCTCGTCCCTCATGCTGTTCTCCCGTCGTGTACTCACACGATACCTCAGAGCATGTCCCATGCGGACTCAGGAGCCGCACTCGTCACACGCACCGCACCATCGGGGTTCCAGGTGCTCACTGGTGCGAGTTTCTGCTTGTTCTCCTCCACCGCCTTGGCCATCCAGTTCTGGTCGGTCTTGGGCAGCCCGATGGGCAGCGTGCCCGGGAAGCGGTCGCTCACCACACGCCACGCGAGCGCTGCCGAGCACACCTCGTCAGGCAGGTGGAACTCCTTGGCACGGGAGAACAGGTCCTCCACCGAGCAGTACAGGTTGGCCTTGTAGAAGCTCTCGATGCGGGGGCTGGAGAGCTTGCCCCGCTCCACGGCTGCCACGTACTCGCTGAGCATGTCGTCGCGCTGGGCACCGGTCATCTTGAAGTCCCAGGTGTTGGTGTCCTCGATGAGGGAGGCCACCACGTCACCCAGGCCCGTGGCGTCGTGGATGCCCTCGGCCCGGTAGCGCTTCTGGAGGTCGTTGAACTTCTTGATCATGACCGGCCAGGGCAGGTGGTTCATGCGCACGTAGTACACGAGCTTCATGGGCAGGTCGGTGGCCCGCCACACCGTGATGACGGTGTAGTCCTGGCTGCGCGCCCAGTCGGCCGCGATCACGTAGTCCTCGACGCTCTGGTGCTCCTCGAAGCACCACTCCTCGTAGTCCTTCTTGTGGGAGATGCGCTTGGTCTGGTCCGCAGGTTGGGCGAACATCTGCTCCACGGCGTGGGAGTCGATGGCACGGTTGCCGATACCGGGCTCACCCAGCTCGTACTCCACGCGCCAGCGCTCTGCGGAGACCGTGCGCTTCTTGTGCTCGATCTGCTCCTGGCTCAGCCACCCGTCCCAGGGATTCGCGCTCTCCTTGTAGCACCACTCGTAGGGCTCGATGCCCTGCTCCTCCAGGTTCTTGAGGATCTTCACGAAGGTGCCATCGCCGTACTGGAGCGTGGAGGTGCCCGCGATCACCGGGTGGATGCGCACGCCCACGTGGTTCACCTGGTCCATCGGCTGGCCCAGGGCGGACTCGTAGATCTCGTAGTCCATCTCGTCCAGCTCGTCGAGCAGCAGGGACGCAGGGTGCGGGCCACGCACCGTCTTCTGGGAGGCGGTGAGCGGGCGGATCTTGGCGTTGTTGGTGAGCTCGACCTCGTTCATGCCGTCACGGCGCAGCATGTAGCGCGGCGCACCCGACCACTCCCACGCAGCGCGCATGTGCTTGTGGATGTTGACCGACTGCTCGAACGAGCCACCCAGCAGGTTCACGTCACTGCCCAGCACCACGGCGCTGGTGAGCCCGAGGGCGGACATGGCGTAGCTCTTGCCGGACAGACCACGCGACCCCTTCGAGATGGCCGAAGGGGTGCGCCGGAAGAACGCGTCACTGAACCAGTCGAACGGCGCGTCGTGGTCGTCACACACGCTGTAGCGCGGGATGGACACGCCCCACAGCCGGTACACGAGGCTGTGGAGCTCGTCGTTGTCGCGCGGGGGCCTGGTCAGTGCCAGTGGTCCGTACGTCTTGGTGCTGACTGGCACTGCGACCTCCTAGAAGGGAACGGCTCCCGTCCAGCCGACGGGACGGAACTGCGGGTGACCGGACGTAGCCTCGGGCCAAGGGTTGGTGTAGCCGTACCAGTCCACCAGCACGATGCCGCCTCGCGAACCCTTCTTGAGGGTGCCCCACGAGCCCACGAGCGTGAACGAGGGGTTGTACGGGTCGGCGTTGCTCGGAGTCTTGCCGGTGGCGGAGTAGAACGCCAGGCCCTTGGCCGTGCCCTTGCCGTCGAGGAACTGGCTCCAGATCTTCTCGGGCAGGTTGACGTACACCGTCTCTCCGAGCGCGATGGTGACCGGCACATCGGCGTAGTTGTTCAGCCCGCCTGCGAGGTGGGCCGTGGAGCCC